CAGAGTCTGTGATAACAACAAAGACCACGTTCAAAAGTTTGGCAATTATCCTAGACAGATACAGAAGTTTTCTTCAGAAAGAGGCTTACACCCTACACAGAAGCCCGTTGCATTAATGGAGTACCTGATAAAGACGTACACCAACGAAGGCGAAGTTGTATTAGACTTCACTATGGGGTCAGGTACAACAGGAGTAGCTGCTAAAAACCTAAATAGAAGCTTTATAGGAATAGAGTTAGATGAGAAGTATTTTAACATTGCTAAAGAGAGAATTAATGAGATTTGAGAGACAAAAAGACATAGACAGAGAAAATAAGGCTATGAGAACTATAGCTAACAGATATGATTGGCAATACAAAAAGCTAGGGCCTCACGATGTGGATTTCTATATACAGGATATTGGCTATCTAGAAGTTAAGGGAAGGAATAGATATATAGATGACGCCTTCCCTTTACCCTTAGCAGAACGTAAGTATAAAAAGCTAATAGAAAAGCCTCTTAATAGTATAATCGTTTGGAGTTGTTTTGACGGCCTTATTTATGCTGACCTAAGTAAACTTACCTTTACAAAGAGAACAGGCGGGAGAAAGCCTAGGAATGGCTCTACTAATGATATAGAGACAATGTACTATATAGATAGGCAGCCTGCGTTGAAATACATTAAAGGAGCTACCTTAGCAAAGGAGTGGTAATGACTTCTTATATAGAGTGTTTTTAAATAAAGGCCTAGAAATCAAATGTTTTCAAATAGGTTGCAAAAGACTACTAAAATGGCAGGAGTAAAAGGAAAATCAGGGGGCAAAAGAGAAGGGGCAGGAAGGCCTTCTAACGGAGAAGTAATAAACATAAGAAAAATCCTAGATGACAATATAGACGTAGACGTAGTAATACAGAAGCTACTAGAACGTATTGAGTCAGGAGACCAAAGAGCAATAGAGCTGTTTCTAAAGTATAGAGCAGGACTACCTAAGCAGGAAATCGATATACACACCACAGGAGAAATAGACCACAACATAACGCTCAAAGGTCTAATCTCATTTGACGAAGATTAAATGATTAAATTAAGCCCTAAATATAAACCCTTATTTCTTAACGACTCTAGATACTTTATAGTAACAGGAGGGCGTGGCTCTAGTAAGTCTTTTAGTATATCTACTATGATACTATTGCTTACTTATGAGAAGGGCCACAACGTGCTCTTTACTAGGTATACGATGACCTCAGCAAGTACTTCTATTATTCCTGAGATGACAGAGAAGATTGATATGCTAGGGCTGAATGATAACTTCTTAGTTAACAAGACAGATATTACTAATAAGGTTACAGGTAATAAGATATACTTTCGTGGCCTTAAGACAGGGAGTGGAAATCAGACAGCTGCGCTTAAGAGTTTAAATGGTATAACCACTTGGATATTAGACGAAGCTGAAGAGATGCCTGACCCTTTACTATTTGATAAAATCGACCTTTCAGTACGTTCTAAGGATGCACAGAACAGAGTTATAATGGTAATGAATCCTGCTACTAAGGCACATTGGATATACAAGCGTTTCTTTGAGTCTAGAGACTTACAAGGTGGAGAGAATACGACACTAGAAGACACTACTTATATACATACTTCATATAAGGACAATGAGAAGCACTTAGATGCTACCTTCTTAGCTAACGTAGAGAGAATGAAAGAAGAGAGGCCTGAAGAGTATAAGGCTCAAATCTTAGGAGGTTGGCGTTCTGTCGCAGAAGGTGTTATCTTTAGTAATTGGGAGGTCAAAGACTTTAATCCTAACGGAGACTATTATGGTATATCCTTAGACTTTGGATTCAGTAACGACCCTACAGCTGCTTGTTTGGTTTCTATTAATAAGAAGAGCAAAGAGATATACTTAAAAGAGGTGTTATATAAGACAGGCTTAACTACTTCAGATATAGCCTACGAGCTAGGTAGACACGCTAAGAGTGATACTCTAATAATAGGGGATAGTGCTGAGCCAAGACTATTGCACGAACTTAAGCATAGCTATAATCTTAATATAAAGCCCTCTATTAAAGGACAGGGTAGTATCAATTTAGGTATTGCTTTACTACAAGACTATAAGTTGTATATTCACAAAGGCTCTAGGAACTTAATTACAGAGTTAAATAATTACACCTTCAAAGATGGTAAGGATGTACCTATAGATAACTACAATCACTTAATAGATAGTATCAGGTATTTTGTAAGCTACCACCTAAGCAATCCTAACGGGGGGCGATATTTTATTTCTTAACTAATTAGCTACACCTCAGCTACTTACATTTTATTTTACATTTTTTTTAAAAAAAGTTGCATAAAAGTTTGGTAGATACATTAAGTTATGCGTATCTTTGTAGTGTAAATAAAAACAAACGCTATGAAAATTACAAGATTAACAAAAGGAACTTACAAAATAGTAGACGCTAAAGGCACTTGGATAGCTAGAGGCGGTGTAGCTACAGCAAACGGAATGTGGACAGCTAACGACTGCGATAATGTATATGACCTAAGTAGTGATAATAATTGGGCTGTAGAATTTAAGACTTTTGCACAACTAAAAAAATATTCACAATCTTTTTAAAAATAATTCACAAAAAGCTTTTTTTAACCAATAAGCCTTCGTATCTTTACAAAAAACAAATATTATGAAAGCAGACACAGTTACAATAAACAGAGAAGAGTGGAAACAACTACTCAAAATTAAGCTACATATGGAGCAGTACTTCAGCTATAAGAACGATGGCCGTGAGGTTATAGCAGAAATAGCCCCTTTATTCCTAGAAGACGTAGAGAAGCTATTAACAGATAAAAACTAAACTATGGACACTAAGACTGAATTACTACTAGACTATCAGGAAATGGCTATATTAGCCCTTAGAGAAGAGGTTAACAGACTGACTATTGATAACAAAATACTTAAATTAGAAAACAAATACCTAACCTATAAAATAGAGAAAAATGAACATATACAATAGACTACTCATTAAGCTATCTATAAGACCGTATAAGGTCGTAGAGCTAGATACACAACTATTAGTTAAGCATTATCGTAATGGTCGCATAGAGGCTACTAGAATGTCTCAGAGGTAATGGAGTGCCTAGAGTATATGAGTTGGGCCTTAAAGGGCAATCACTTAAGAGTGTACCCTGTGCCAACTAAAGAGAATTACACCCACAAGGTAGGTAAGAAGACGGTTAACCTCAGCTATGTTAAGCTAGTCATTGAGATAGGCAACGCTAAGCACGAAGGTAAGGAGACATACAAGCAACATTTGATGCACGAGAAAGTGTGTGAGATATATAAATTTTATTACGATAACCACAAAGCAAAATAATATGATGGACACGCAAAAGATATTAGACAAATTCTATCAAGACATAGAAGATATAATGGAAGGGCTAACTTACAAAGACGCTATAAAGCTAACTATACTATCTAGTGAGTTATCTAAGGACGTTGAACAGGAGGCATTCCTTGAAGGCCAAAACGCAATAAGACCATTTTTAGACGAACTACCTTAAAACTAAAAACTATGAGAACAACTAAAGAGATAATACAGAAATTACAACAGATAGCAGATAGCCTTCAATGCTGTAAGAGACGTAAAGCAATTAACAAGAGAATATTAAACCTTAAAACTAAATAACTATGAAAGACGTACAAGTACTAATTACACCACTAGAGAAGGATTACTATAACTTAACCATCAATATGATATGGGTAGGTAAATTCGAACGCTCAGAGCTTAGGCATATTATAGAGCAGATAGACAATAAGATATGAGAGACCTCAACAAGTATACTACTATGCAACTAGAACATATACTATTGCATTTTACTTGGTTTCCTAATAAGCACCTTCAGAGGGCAAAAAGGATACTAGACCAAAGATATCGCAAAAGAAAACAAAAATAATTTAACCTGTAACTGCCTCATTATCAACTAGTGGGGCATTATTATTAAAATAATTTGAAAATAATTGCAAAAAAGTTTGGTAGTAACCTTTAATGTGTTGTATCTTTGTAGTGTGCAACGAAGCACAAATTAAATTTCTTTCTTATGACTTCTTTTCTTGACATCCTTAACA